GTGCGCGTCTCCTCCAGCGTGGACTTGTTGCCCAGTCGTGCAGCCACCAGCGCCTGCACCCGCTCATCGGGGTGGTCAGCCAGCGCTTTGAACTCCTCATCGTTCTTGGCCAGCGCCAGCGTCTCCTTGCCTGTCGTGGTGGAGATCTTTGTAGGTGGCACAACCCCCAGCCCACGCAGCAGTTCCGCAAACTTCTGGTTGGACATCAGGTCGTCCACAGTGGCGCCGGCAGCCGCAATAAGTTCTTCTTTCCTGCCACGTACTGCCACAAGATGCGACTTCAACAGCTCGCTGTCCAGTCTGAGGACAGGTTCTGTAAACATCCTGATGGTCAGGTCGATGAGCCTAAGCTCACCCTTCGTGAGCCTGGGCAGCAGGTGTAAGAACAAGTCATAGGTCAGGGCAACGTCGTTGCAGCAATACTGCCCGTACGCCGCGAGTTCCGTTGGCGAGAAGTCCACCCGGCGCTTGTTGATCGCGTTGACCACCTCAGTGCCCTTGACCCCTAGCTTGTAGTGCGCCGCCATCTTGGCAAGGCTGTTGCCCACCTCGGTGCCGTGTATCGCACGTGCCATGCTCAGCGTATCCGCAATCGCCTTGGGCTTGATCCCAAAGTGCCAGTTCAGGATCGCCATGTCAAAGAGCGCGTTATGCGCCAGCGCCATGCTGTTGGCCCAGTCGAACTGCAGCAGCCACTCTTTGGTGGCTTCCTTCGTGCCGCTGAACCACTGAGGTTCACCATCGCCCACCTGCACCGCCACACCGACCACCTCAAAGCGCTTGTCGCGGATGTACTCCTCCGTGGTCTGCGTCTTGAAGCCAAGGTCAGTGCTGGTGTAGTAGGTCTCAAAGTCAATGGTTAGGATGTCCATCGGAGGTGGGAGCGGGGATGTGTTTGTAGACCTGCTTAATGGAAGTGGCGAAACGGTAGATCGCGTCGTACTCACCGATCCCCTTCGCTCTGCATGCCGTTGCCAGCAGCATCGAAATCGCTGCCATACCTATGTCCACAGGCACCTGAAGTTCGTACAGCTTGTTCCCAAGCTCATCGGCGGTACCCTGCACCAACGCAGCAATCCTCTCATCTTCTTTGCTCATGCTATCTCCTTAAAAATTTAATCCAAAGAACGCAGCAACGTGCGCCTCGAACTCCGCTTTGCTGAATGCACCCGTCTCCCCATCCGCATGGGCTATGCCAATCAGGTCGTTGCTGATGTCAAACAACTTGTAGGCACCCACGGTGATGGGGAGCAGGGTGATGGGGCTGTCCGGTGGGGGTACCACCACATCATCCCCTTTTACTTCGAGCATCGTTCAATGTCCTTCACTGCGCGGTACTGATCCCATACATCCGGCAGCGTGTCACGCACCCAGTCCTTGAAGTCCAGTGCCTCGTTGATCTTGGACGGGGAAGGCGGTGCTTGCAGTCCGCTGCCGCTGATCGCACCGTTGTAGGCGGCAATGTTGTAGTTATACGCCGCTGCCGCCATCTTCTGCTGCTCCAGCATTTCTCGGTGCTGCATCAGTTGTTGCTGCATCGCTGCCGCGTGCATCATCTCTGCACGCTGCGCCGCCAACTCCTTCTGATCCTTCGTTTCAAAGATGCTCACATCAGCCCCCAAACGCTTCTTTGAGTTCCTTGTACAGGTCACGGGCCTGCGCAAAGTTGATGGCGTTCAGAATGTCGATGGCAGTCATGTACTGCAACTGCACGTTGTAGGGTGCGGCTGGGGTGGGGGTGGGCTCTGACAGGGGCAGAGGCAACTGAATCTGAGGCTGCTGCATCGCTTGTGCCGCCGCTTGTTGTTCCGCTTCTTCCCGCATACGCGCTGCTGCTTTCTCCGCTTTGGCCTGACGTGCGCGTTCTGCCCGCAGACGCTGCTGCAACTGCTTGCGCTTGTGCTCAGCCTTGAGCCGCGCCGCCACATCATCCGCCACCGCAAAGTACGTGTACACAGCCCGACCGATTCCAGCCGGGTTGGGGATCTGCTCACGGCGCAGCCGGAAGTCTTGGTACATCGTAGTGATCTGTGAGGTGATCGCGCTGTAGGTCTGCTTGAGGCCCCGCTGCGTCACGATCTCAAGCGCCTTAGCGGCTGTGATGCCGGGGTTGTTCTTGATGACCTCGTAGATCTCCTCGCGGTAGAACCGCTTCTTCTTATCCCCTTCTTCGGCGGCAGGCTGTTCCTGCTGCGGCGCTTCGGGCGCTGCGTTCCACTTAGCCATCACTTTACGCATTTCTTCACTCATGTTTCCCATCTTCAAATCTCCGTTAGTTGCGACAAAATTTCCTGAACGTCGTTCAGGTTCTCCTCATTGACCACGATGGCAATACCACCGTTGTCTCTGATCTGCTGCATGTTGCGTTCCTGCAAGGCTGTGGGTTTGTTGCTCCCGGCCTTGCATTCGATGGCCAAGAACTTGCCGTTACAGCACACAACAATGTCTGGTATCCCGCTTGATCCATACCCGCTCATCACGGGGTAGAAGTAGTAGACCTTCCATGCCTTGAGGGTGTCCACCACCTTCTTCTTGACTTTGGCCTCGGGGGTCAAAACGGTGCCTCCGGCCCCGGCGGGGTCTTGGGCTGCTTGAGCCGCTCCATCCGTTCCATCCGCTCCAACTTCTTGAGCAGCTTGAAGTCCGCCTCTGAGATGCGGATGAAGGGCCAGTGGTTTTTCAGGCGGCGTTGTAGCTCTTGTCTCTCTTGGTAGGTCATAGCTTCACTCCTGCGCGGGTAAAGATGTTGAACTCCCTGATGTTGACACGTAGGTTCTTTGCAGCCTTCTCGGACATGCCGGGGAAGTGGCTGATGTCTTTACCCTTTTCACGTGCGCGTTCAATCACCATCGTCTGGCTCTGTGACTGCTTGGCCCCTGCGGTGAACAGCGGGTCTTTCAGAAACATGGACGGCTGCGGGTTGTGCCTCCAGTGGAACGGGCTGTCCGAGGGGCACTTGCATTTCAGTTTCATTTTTTACTTCTTCTTCCTTCAGGTTTAGGGCAGTTCGGCGGCGGGACGACGACACACCACACGGCGATAACGCGCTGCCCCTCTTTGATCCATCTGTCGATGTACGCATCCGGCATGCTCTTCAGTATCCTGTAGACATGCGGCAGATTGCCGTAGTCAAACGCATCGTCGATCTGTCTGGCGGTCAGGCCGTCAGGGTTCTGCCGCAATAGTTCTCGTGTCTTGTTGATCCGTACGTTACTGCCCATAGCTCACCGCAAACCAAACAACAACCCAAGCGGCGATCACCACCGCCCAGAACTTGATATTCACCCACACATCTTCCAGTTCTGATATCAGCATGGCGAATGGGATCGTCAGCAGTGCAAGGACTGCGGTGGCTAACAGAAACAGGATGATGGCGAGGGTCATGCTTTCTCTCCTCTTGCACGTATCTGTTTGGCGCACCAGTTCGCTGCGTTCCACCCCGGCTCTTCACACACCTTCGCACACGCCTCTCTTTCCTGCGCGGCGACTAGGGCGGCGAAGCGTTCAAACACCGGGGCAAGGTCACGCTCTACCCAAGTCATATGGTCAAGCATCGCGCCAGCCTCTCGCGCCATGCGGATGATCTCCTCTCGGGTCATGCCTTCTCCTTCACTCTCTTGTCCACGATGCGCCGCAGTTGCTCCTGCATCCCGTCGATGAACCCGCGCTCGTACTCCTTGCGCAGCAACTCTTCAGGCTCCCACGGTAGCGGTGTGCCAGCATGTTTATATGCCTCGTTGCGCCACATGGACGCACTTAGCTTGTGACGTTCACAGTCTGGGCAAGTCATACATTCCTCTCTTTAATTTTGTTGGCCGCGACCGCCCAATAGTTGTGGGCAGTCTTTGCACCTTCATGGGCCTCCAGAAACATCACCACCAACTCGTCTCGTTCACGTTGGGCGACAAGGGCGGCGAAGCGTTCAAGGTCAAAATAGGCAAAGTCCTCGCAGGTTCCGACTGCATCGGGGTGCTGGTAGCCAGCCTCCCGCGCCAGTTTGATGATGTCGTCGCGGGTCATTCCAAGCCTCCATGCATTGCCCACTCCCTAGCCTTCTCTGCCATGAACAGCCCCTCGGCCCGGGTCATCTTGGATGAGCGAACGAATAGGTCGCCGTCCTCGTCGTAGCCCAGCACCATCACATCGGTGAGGTTGGCTTTGAGGGCCGAGTGC